CGTGCCATGAAACGTTCTAATTACATCACATCATTATTGGAGGTTAAAGAGTGAATTTTTTACAGGATGTAGCAAAGGAAATTGGCAATGAATATGCAGGACTTGTTAGCGATGGTGTTGCTGCGGGAGATACCAGTGGTTTCATTGATACTGGCAGTTACATCTTTAATGCTTTGGTATCTGGCTCAATCTACGGTGGCGTCCCTGGAAATAAGATTACCGCTATTGCAGGAGAGTCGTCTACTGGCAAGACTTTCTTTTGTCTCGGCATTGTCCAGCATTTTCTCGATTCCAATCCTGACGCTGGTGTAATTTATTTTGAATCTGAGTCTGCTATTTCTAAGCAGATGATTGAGGATCGTGGCATTGCTGCAGATCGTATGATGATTGTACCTGTTGCAACCATCGAACAGTTCCGAACTCAGTCCTGTCGTATCCTTGACAAGTATATGGAGCAGGATGCTGCTGATCGTAAACCTTTGATGTTTGTCCTGGACTCTCTGGGTATGCTTTCTACCGAGAAGGAGATTGCAGACGTTGCTGCTGACAAGCAGGTTCGTGACATGACCAAGAGTCAGTTGATCAAAGGTGCATTCCGTGTGCTCACCCTGAAACTGGGTAAGGCAAACGTACCTATGCTGGTTACTAATCATACCTATGATGTTATCGGATCATACATTCCCACCAAAGAAATGGGTGGTGGCAGTGGTCTGAAGTATGCATCTTCTACTATCATCTATCTGTCTAAGAAGAAAGAGAAAGATGGCACTGAAATTGTAGGTAATATCATTAAGTGTAAAGCACACAAATCTCGTCTTACGAAGGAGAACTCACAAGTTGAAACACGTCTTTATTACGACCGTGGACTGGACAGGTATTACGGACTACTGGAACTGGGTGAGAAATACGGAGTCTTCACCAAGCGGGGGAATCGGATCGTTGTTGGTGAATCTACTGTTTACCCTAAGTCTATTCTCTCTGATCCGCAGAAGTATTTCACCGAAGAAGTAATGGCACAGTTGGAGGAGGCAGCAGCACAGGAGTTCCGTTATGGTAGTTAATCCTCTAGAAACAAGTTTGACTGATTTTATCAAACCTTGTGAGAAACTCACAGATTATATCAAAGTGTATGATGATATTTGTGATGACACTATTTGTGATCAAATTGTAGACTCTTTTGAGGCAGAGGAAGACAATCAAATTTATATTGACAGATCTCAAAGACCTACATTTACTGAGATGAATATCTCTCAGCAATACATGAAGAAGAACATTACTTGGATGCCCATTCAAAAACAAGTTCAATCCATGTTTGTTGAAGCTGTCAGTAGATATATGGATGAATTAGATTTAGGTCCAGACTTTCCTGATAAATATGCTTTTGAGGAGTTTAGAGTCAAACGCTATCGTGAAAATTCGACAGACGAGTTTGCTGATCATGTTGATGTAGGTGATCACAACTCTGCTCGTAGATTTTTGGTATGCTTCCTTTACTTAAATGACGTAGAGGTGGGCGGCACTACAGAATTCCCAAAACTTTCACACACAATCACCCCGAAACGTGCTAGAATACTAGTCTTCCCACCTACTTGGATGTATCGTCATGCTGGAAGACCCGTAGTAAAAGGTAAAAAATACATTCTCGGAACCTACTTGCACTATCTTCAATGAATCTAGAAGTCACTATCCTAAGCAACCTTGTTTTTTATGAAAAATATGCTCGCAAGGTGCTGCCATTTCTCAAGCAGGACTACTTTACTGCCAGAGAATATAAGATAATCTTCTTGGAGATTCATGAATATATCAGTCAGTATGATACATTACCATCTCTCAACGCAGTTGCTATAGAATGTCAAGAACGAACTGATCTCACTGAAGATCAATTTCAAGAAGTTATTGGAGTTTTGAATGTCCTTTCCGATGATCCCGCAGACTACGATTGGCTCGTGGATGCTACAGAAAAGTGGTGTCAAGAGCGTGCGATCTACCTATCTCTTATGGAGAGTGTCAAGATTGCTGACGGACAGGACACCAAACGTGATAAAGGTGCTATTCCACAGATTCTTTCTGAAGCACTCGGGGTATCATTCGATCAACACGTAGGACACGATTATGTCTCGGACGCTCAAGAAAGGTACGATTTCTACCATCGTAAAGAAGATAAAATCCCGTTTGACCTCTCACTCTTCAATAAGATTACGAAGGGTGGTCTTCCTAACAAAACTCTCAATATCGCACTCGCTGGTACTGGGGTGGGCAAGTCTTTGTTTATGTGCCACTGTGCTTCCTCGGCGCTCCTTCAGGGGAAGAACGTCCTTTATATCACGATGGAGATGGCGGAGGAAAAGATCGCTGAACGCATTGACGCAAATCTTCTCAACGTCCCGATACAACAGCTCGCGGATCTTCCGAAGGTAATGTTTGAGAAGAAGATAACAAACCTTGCAAAGAAGACCCAAGGCAAGCTAATTATTAAAGAGTATCCTACTGCTTCTGCACATGTCGGACATTTTAAATCTCTTATTAGTGATCTTGCTCTTAAGCGGTCTATTAAACCCGATATTATCTTTGTGGATTACCTCAATATCTGTGCTTCCCAAAGATATAAAGGGAGCATTGTCAACTCTTACACCTATGTCAAAGCAATCGCT